GTTTTACCAGACTCAAATATTGCCAAGCAAGCGCCCTGAGCAACATGAAAGCCACGGTTGACTGAATCAAAAGCTGACGGAGTAATACCTGTTTGCTCTTCTTTCCAAACCAGTGAAGCTTGAGCCTCGCCAAAGAACTCCAACACGGAGTTGTTTACCTGATCTTCAATTGCAAGAACGATTACTCGTTGAAATCCAAAGTTGTTAATTAGATTTTGCACATCCATCAAAACTTTTAAACTGCTGGCGCAAGCGGTGGAGTCTGTCACGATATGGTCAGTAGCGCCAAAGGCTTGAGCCGTGCGCCCTGCATACACCTGAGTTAAGGTGAAGGGCAAGAACTTGTACTCGTAGCTTAAACCCGTGGGTTTGGATGTGCGTGGGTTAATGCCTGCAAAGTGCGAATTACCCGATGCAAGAATGAAAGCAGTTTTGCCAACAGGATTTTCTCTGATCTCTTTGACCAATTCAGGGTCAAGAACCATCTCTGCCACCTTGTGCGGCGCGTAAATCATGCCAGACTTTGCTCGCTTATAAGAGTCAGGAAACCAATGAACATTCTGAGGATAAACAATTTCTTCAAACAGCTCGACCTGTGCATTCTTGGTATAGCGATAGTCAGTGAGGTAAATCATTTGATGAACTCCATTGCCCATTCAATTGATTCAGGATCGCGCTTCTTGTGCAAATTGATTGCGTCCAAGAACTCTTGTACCGTTTCTGGTCTTAGTTCCTTTGCCACCTCATCGTCAATTCCATAGATTTCGCACATGTAGAACGACATCATGAGCATGTCAAGAGAGTCAAGACAAGACTCTTCAAATCGCTCATCCATTGATGTGAACGGAATAAATTCGTGGTGAGATGGTCTTGCAACCCTTGCCACTTTGTTGAAGAGTTCAATAAAATTTATGTTCATGGTAATGCTGAAACAAAAGACATTGTGGCTACCACAGACTGGGTAGACGGCTTGGTTGGTGTACCGGAAGCAGCAAGATGTTGAATAGTTACAGCGACATTAGGTACAGACCAGTAAATCTCAACGTAATCATTTGCCGCCATACTTAAGAAATAGTTCCAGCCAACAATTGCGTGACCATCTACTCCAGCGTGTCTGTTTGGAATAGATACAAATCCAGTTGATCCAGTAATGTCTGTACCGTTTTGCTTTAGCCAGATGTAAACATCTTGGAAAGCGGTGTCCGTGTTTTGAAACTGTGTGCTAAATTGCAAGTTGTATATGCCTGCTGTTGCTACCGTGATCTGAGAAGAACTGATTGACACATCATTGGCAAAGTCCGTGGTGTTGAACGTCATCAACGTAGCCGTATTTGCGGTAGCAGTTTGATCTTGGTCGCTAGAAAACGCCCCATACGGAACTGATAAAGTTTCTAGCTGCCCAAGAATGCTATCTATTCTGTTGAAATACAAGCGCAATACATTGTTTAACTGATCTTGATACGAGCGGTTATACGCTTCTGGAGCCAACGGAAGCGCAGGCGCAGCAACCCTATTCATTTCAAATTCTGATGTGACGATTAGTGTCATTTACCTACGTCCATCCTGTCTGATGTCAAGTCGTGGAGAGCCAAGCTGCCAAGTTACCCCAGTAGCTGTTGATCTCACTTCCATTGCTATCTGTCGTCCGCGCACTCGGGTATAGATTTGACCAGTAAATTCTTCAATTGGTAACGTTGCCGTTCTTGTCACGGTAGCGTTGTTTTCTCCACCAACAGAAGGAGGCACGTTATACCCAGAGCCAGAGTTCTGCATGGGTTTCAAATACATGGTCACTTGTGGGCTGGCGGCAGTAGAACCCCTAAAAGTAATGTCAGGCAAAACCCGCCACACAAAGCCAAAGCGGTCGCCATCATCTAAATCAAACTCGGCAGAAGTAATAAATGCCTCAATTGGTAAAGTGGTTGCAGTGGCGTTGTCGTCCACGCCCTGCTCATGGTTGACAATGTTGTTGTCATATGTCGCGGCAATGGGGTAGTCTCTCAAGCCACTATCTAACCACGCTGTACGAGCCATAGAACCGTAGTACCAAACACCTTGGCCTTCGTTTTCCATGTAGTTGTACACCACATAGCTGTCAATTGTTGTGTTTGTTCCTGAGCAGTAGAACCACCATATCTCATTGAAGCCTTCATTTGTTCCGGCAACTACTTGAGATAACTGAGATTTATTGATGTTCTCAAACACATACTGACGCAAATCGCAATTCAATGTCTGTGTGCGACCATCATATTTATAAAACTTATCCACACCCATCCAATACGCCACGCCATTTGCGTAAGCCACAGCGTTTTCTCCGGCAATAGAAATGTTGTCTCCCACAATTTGGGTAGACCAAACAATTGGTGCGCCCTGATACTGCAAAGAGTACACAGAAGAATCTGTCCACACCAATATTTCTTGACGGGCTTGCATTGCAGAAACAATCTCTGATCCATGAGATAAGTATGTAAACCCAGCCTGCACTGTTGCGCTAGGTGTCCAATTCACAGGATCGCCTTGGTCAGACCAGCGGATAAGCATTGGGTTGAACACTGTTGATCCAAACTCAGTTGCACCAAAAGCAAATACAAATCTGCTTGAGTCAGAAACAAGAATGCAATTCTGTTCTATAGGGACGTTAGATGCGCCACCCATGCTTGCAAGAGGAATTGCTCTTTGAGAAATTTTGTGTGAACCTGATTGCGATCCAGTCGTGTTTATGGCTGAACCGTTATAGGTGGATGAAAGATTACAACTCAACCCTGTGGTATTGATGACATAGTAAATCTGACCAACATTCAACCCTGTTGGCAAAGCTCCATCAGTGGAAAGAACAATAGCCATGCCATTAGCCAAATTAATTGTTGATGTCAGCACAGCAGGGCTTGCAATAGTTACAGTAAATGGCGTTCCGGCTACATTGGTAGAAGCATCCCAATAATAAATACTTCCACCTCTTGGGCCAAAGATTAAATCCTCGCCAAAATTACTTTGCGTCCACAGTCTAAATGTTTGAGTAGATTCAGTTCCAATACCCCAAGTGCCACTTCCCCAAGTACCTGCACCCCAACCAACTACACCGACTGCAAAAGCATTACCAACATTTATTTGATACGCAGCACGGACTGTTCCGCCGCCAGCAGCAGTTGATGAAGCCTTTGCTGTGACAGTATGAGTGCCTGACTGAATAGAACCAACGGTATTGATTGCAGTTCCGCCGGATGTCGCAGACAGATTAAACGTGTAGCCGGACGTATTTACAACATAGTAGGTTGTTCCGGCAACAAACGGACTTGGCAACATACCTGTTGTAGCAAGCGTTACCTCTACATTATTTGCAAGCTGAAATTGTGTTGTAAATAAGGCGGCAGTGTTAATGCTAATAATTGCAGCAGAGTCAATATTCACCGTATAGGTTGTTCCACTTGCGATAGTCAACTGGTACTCGCCAAGCAAAGTAATGCCACCATTTGCCGTAGACCCAGTAAATGTCACAAAATCATTGGTAACGTATCCACCATTTGCATCTGTAACCGTTATCATCGAGGAGCCGCTGACCATTGAAAAAGGGTTTGTCAAAGTTACAGCCGAGCGCAACGGAGTAATGTCGTAGTAATTTCCGCCGTTTTCAATATAAAACTTAAGATTTGTTCCTACACCAAGAAGCTTCTGCGCACCTAAAGTAACCCAAGCCCACAGGGATCGGCAAACTCCAAGGAATTTGTTGTCAGAAATTCTTTGCCACCCACCAATCTTCTCAGGCGTACCTTTGCGAAAACGAATTTTGTCGCAGTCATACCAACCATTCTCACTGGTGTATCGCGTGTTTTCTTTATTTACGCCGGGTCTTAAGAGAAGTTTTTTAAGTGGCATGATAGTTAAGCTACAAGGCCGGGAACATACTGCGTTTTACCAGCGACTTTCATGGCGGTCAACTCCTGTTTCTTTAAGTTGTCTGGATCGTATGACACATGCACCCAACCACTGTCAGGAATGCCGGGGGTGTAGAACTCCAGAATCAACTGGGTGTAGTCCAGATTATCCATGATCCACTGTGCCAACTCCGCATTTGGTACGCCGGGAATCTCTATATCGGCTGCTTGGCCTTTGACATGGTCTGATTTTGAACTGCCGCCTGTGGCTTGGTTTGTCTCTATAGAGCGAAACCCTGAGTTCACCTTGACACCTTTTTGGAAGTGATCTCGGATGGGCTGGAGAACACGTTCAGCCAAGATTTTGAGGTACTCGGTTTCAACTGGGCCGGGGGTGTTGTCGATGTTTAAACGCAGGGCTGTCTCGGATTTGGTCAGTTCGTGCAAGGAGAAATTGGCGGTCAGGTTCATTTCATGCTCCTCACTTGGTTGTACTGATCGATGCAGGTGTTGAGTTGCCGGATGGCTTGGTCGCCTCGGGCGGTGAGATCGACAAGAGCTTGAGCAACTCGTCCGTCAAGCTCGGCTCTTGTTTCTGTATTTCCACTGGCAGCGGTGGATGGCTCGGACACTGACACGGGGCAGTCGGGCGCTTTGACAGGAATGAACAACTTGCGCTCGCCAGAGGCAAGATCAGTACGAAGCTTAGTTTCTTTAATCCGTGCAACATCGTTGGCTTTCTTCAAGGTCTGGGCGTAGGTCTGGGCAACCTCCGCCATGCGTTGTTCTGTCTCCCGTGCCTGCTCGTTTAAACGGGCAATCTCCACCTGCTGGCGCTCATATTCATCCTGCTCCCCACTGTAATACCCGGCTCCAAAACTGCCAAGTAGGGCAAGTACGATGCCAAGCAAAACATATGGGTTGAGCAAAGTCATTCGTTGGTCTTTCCACGGACGTAGGCAGTTGCCGCCATAAACGCCACCACAATCGTACCCATCGCAGCGCAATAGGTGGTAACAAGACCATTCAGCGCATTGACCTTCTCCAGCGCAACCAACTCTGATGCCAAGTAAGCAATGAGTACAGGCGGTGCAACCAACGCCGCCCAAGCCATGATCCTCTGCTGGTCGGCCATCTTGTCCATGTTCTCAATCTGCATCATGCGCTCAGAGCGAGCTAACTCCGTGTCCGTCACCACGCCGTCGTGATTGGTATCGAATTCGTTGTAGGTTGAGTCTTTCTCAAGTTGCTTACTCAT